GGTAGGCCGTGGTAGTGGATCAAAGCCGTATAACCCGTCAGTCCACGCGGACGCCTTCGGCGCCGGTGACTTTTGCGATGGCCAGCAGGATCGTGAGCAGTGCAGCCAGCGCGCGCATGGTGTCGATCTCATCGTTATGCAGCTCAATGGTCATGCGGTTGTGGCGGTAGGCTTCCATGATTACGCGGCCTTCATGAACGCAAGGCGCAGGACGTGATCGGAGATATGCCGGCAGATCGCAGGGAATTGGCTCTCCGGATACAGCCTTGCGTTCTTCTCGGTCGTCGCCTTGAATCCCAGCGAATCGAGGAACTCGGCGGTGACAGTGAAGCCAAGGCGTGTATTGATGGCGCCCAGGTTGATCATGATCATTGGGCCATTGGCCACGGTCGCCGGTGCGCTATGTGGCACAACGGCCACGGCAGGCTGTTCCGGTTGCCCCTGGATGGTTTGAGCAGCAGCCTGCGTTGCAACGGCAGCCGTGGCCTTGGCTTCCGCCTCTTCTTCCAGTCGCCGACGATGTTCCGATACGCGCAGCTTGACGATGGCCTCGAAGGCTTCCGGCTCCTTGGTAACGATGTGCTTCATGTCGTAGAACAAGGTTTCGCCGAACTCTTCGATCATCGGCTTTGCGGTAGCGATGTTCTGCTCGATCTGGTTGGCAATACGATCGGCGTCGACCTTGCCATTGGCCAGGGCGCTTTCCATTGCATCGCGCAGGGTGGCCACGGTGCGCTTGCCCTTCATCCGGCCGAAGAAGTCGGCGCGCACGATCGGCATATAGCCGCCGACACGTTTGTTCAGGTCGGCAACGTATGCCGCAAGTGCCTTCTGCCCTTCCTGCTCGATGTCGGTGCGGATGGATTGTTTCTTCGCCTCGACCGTGCGGCTAAGCTCGAGGCGCTTGGTTCGCATCTCGGCCTTGATGTTGTCGATCGCCCGGAACAGTTCATCAATGGTGGCCGTCTGAGAAAGGGCTTGAGCCTTGACCAGTTCAAGCGTCTTCTCGCCTTTGTCGAGGAACTTCACGGTTTCCTCGGCATCGGCGAAGTCCTGGTCGGTCTTCAGGTCGGTGTTGATCGCCTTGATGCGCTCAGCCACCACGCCTTGCCATTGCGCCAGATTGGAACTCGTTACCTGGCCGACAAGTTCAACGGTGAGTGCTGGCAGGTCGGCGATTGGGGCGGCGACCGGCTGCGGCTGCTCGACGGGAGGAACGTAGTTGGCCAGGTCTTGCGCAAACTGGTGCCAGCCGTCGATGATCTGGCGGCGACGCTCTGGCATGGATTCGTAGTCGAGACTTGCGATGATCCGCTCACCATCGCATATCGTGAAGATGGCTTTGTTGGCGCCAGACACAAGCAGTTGCTGCTCAACTTGCGGCCAGTAGGTATCCGACAGATCACCGGATGCAATCATGGCTTCCAGTTCAGGGTTTGCCAGCTTGTTTTCCCATACGATCGATTCGTCCATCGGCAGGCCGTCGAAGCTGGCCAGCAGCGGCAAACCTTCAATTTCTGCCGTGGCGGTGGCCGGGAACAGGTCTTCTCCGATGATGGCTTCAACCAGCGGACGGGCCGCATCTTCGGCGGCGTGGCCAGCGTCGAACAGGCGTTGCTTAGCCCCGGTTACTTCTTCGGTAAGCCCGGTGAATTTCTCGCGTAGAAGCTGGGCGCGGCTCTTGTATTTGCTGTTGCCGATCATGGCCGGCGCTTCGCTGGCGGTGAAGTAGCGCGAGCGGATTTCAAGCCACTCGGGAGAGCCTTGCTTACATTCGATGATGTTCATCATTTGCTCCGTAGTCGTTACTGGCTGAGTTCAGCCTTGCGGTTGTGATACAGATCCCCGAGTTCCTGGCGCTGCCCGGCGTCGGACACTTCGCCGATGAGGTCGGCTGCTGCATCAAGCAGATCCATGTCGGCGGCCTTGTTCAGCTTCTCGGCAACCTGGGCAAAGGTGACAGTGATCTGTTCGGTGCTGCCGCTGCTCTGGCTTTGCGGCCCGTTGCACGCCTGGATCTGCTGCTTCTGGTCGTCGGTGAGCGGCGCTTTGGAATTGGCGGTTGCAATCACTTGCGCCGGGGTCTTCTTGCCATCGGCGATCAGCTTTTTCCATTGCGGGAAGTTGCGCTTGAACTCGTTGTCAGAATAGCACGCCTGCTGCTCTTCCATCGGCTCCGGGTTGTTGTCCAGAACGATGCCGTTTTCGATCGTCGCCGCGCGGCCGGACTCGCTGGCATTGCTGATTGCGATCGCGTTGGATAGCTCGATGGACTGCGGCATGTACTTGAGCACTTGCAACAGCGGAATCTTCCGGGCATACATTTCCCAATCGCGGAAGCTGTAGTGCTTGCTCCCGACCTTGTTGTATTTGTCGCGGTGCTTGACGATTTTCGATACGCGCCACAATTCGATGATCGGCATGGCGGCATCCTTGACCCAGCCAATGGCATAGGCGTGAGTGATGTCGCTTGGATCATCGAGGTCGGTTTCGTTATGGATGATCAGGTCGCGGCGGGCGCCATCTAACCAGGTGTATTCCTGATCCTTGAAGATCACGCCGGTAAATACCGTGCCGCGGCCAGAGCGCGAGACAAGATCAACCAATCCCTTCCAGCCGGGAACGAATGTGCAAGTGGTCTTGTAGGGGATGAGATAGCCCTGGCCATTCACGCCGGGCTCGAGGCCAAGCTGGCCGGCCGTCATGATCGAGGCGGCGATGCTCTTGGGGTCGCACGCCTGCAGGTTGGCATTGGTGCTGAACGCGGTAAGCGCCAGGCGGGCCATGCGGTCGGCTGAAAGGTGCTTGGGGATGGCCAGCGCAAGCTGCGGCTTGAACTTGTCCATGAAGTTGCTGAATGACGCCAACGGATTGGCGGATTGGGTTGCGACGTTGCTCATACTTTCCTCGCTGATGTGGGTTTGAATTCGGGGTACTGCTTTTTTGCTGCCTTCATGGCCTCGTCGGCGTTGTGTGCCTTGACGTAGGCAATCCGGCTGCGACTGTTCTGGTAGGCGTTGAAGCTGCGGCAGCGGTCCATTGCTACCTCCCATGAGTAGATTGGTGCCTTGACCATGTTGGTTAGATTGAGCATGGTCAGAACAGGACACCGACCAGGAAGCGAACCCAGGCTGCGGTGGTGATCAAGCAGCAGAGGCCAACGAACCACGTCACTTCGCGCTCGTACTTCATTTCCTTCTCGTCCTGGTCGCGGCGGAATTCTTCGGTGGTCATCACATTCTCCAGATGACACGCACTCCGGGCGGAAGCGTGGCGTTGTAAGCAGAGCGCACGCGCGCCAGTTCCCGACGTGCATTGCTGCGGGCGATGATGATTCGAGACTCCAGCATCTTGTCGCCGATGCACTCCAGGCAAGCGTTCTGCCCGTCGATGGTTATTTCGAGCGAGCGAATCTGGAACATCAGGGCCGCGCGGCGGATGGCGTTGAGTAGGAATTTCATGGTCAAATCTCCGCTACGTTGAGAGCGCAGTAGTTCTTGACGACACCGCTGCAGCACTTCTTGGCCAGTTCGTCGGCATTGCTCTTCACCCAGGAGATCGGCTTGTCGACTTGAATCTGGAAAACATGAACAGTGATGGCTCCAGAGATCAGGGCAAAGAACACAGAAAGTTCGTAGGTCTTCATGGCGATCTCCATCAGAAGAAGAACAACACGCCGCTGGGCAACTCAACGCAATCGCAATCGGCCGGGAGCGTTCCCATTTCGCGCTCGTCATAGAGGGCGCGGCGCAGGTTGTCGCCGTCGAAGTTGTCGGCGCCGATCGTGTCGTAATCTCCTTCCGGGTAGCGAACCAGAAGAACAGACTCGTTGCGGCCAAACTCATCCGGTTCGTCCAGCGGGATGGCCATACGGCCATCGGCGATAACTAGCTTTTGGTAGGCAGTCATTTCGATCTCCTTTCGTATCCCACAGCCTCATAGTATCAACACGGCGCTGATGGCGTCAACATAATGTTTATACGAAAGACGAAAAAAAATCCCGCGTGTTGCGCGGGCGCTGTTTTTTTCTTGGCTTACTTCCGGTCGATCAGGATCGTGACTTCCTTGGTGGCAAGCACTTCATCCTTCCTGGGGTCAAACGGTTCGCTCTGCCACGGCGCGTCGTCGTGGGCGATCAGTAGGCGCATGTCGCCGTCCGACCGCAGGCGTCTAAGGACCATGTTCCCGTTCTTCCTGACGATCGCGATTGCGCCGTCATGCCAGGCATCGCCGGGGGCGAATATCACAAACGATCCGGCAGGAACAGACCGGAATTGATCGTTTTCGATCTTCACAGCGAAACTTCCTGGGGAGCTTGCAAGCACAGGGGTTGCGATTGACTCTTTGGCTTTTGCTTTGTTCTTCATGTTCTTGATCTCGCGGAGTTCTGCCCAGGTGTAGAGAGGCACCCGGGCATCGAGAGGATAACCCCCACCGAGATCATTGGTATTGCCGTCGCGCAACGCGGCAGGCATTTGTTGCGCTGCCACAGTCATATCGCCGGATCCTGCATCAAGCCACTCGAATGTCACGCCAAGGAGTTTGGCCAGGGGGCCGCGCTTTCCATAGGGCACGCCTCGGCGCCGCCACACGTTGAGTGTTTGCGGTAGCTCGTTAATGCGGCGCGCAACGTCTGCCTGGTTGGAGGCGACTTCTTCGCCCCAACGAACCTCGGCCGCGCGCATCAGGCGCGTGAACGTCGGGTGCTGGTCGCTTGTTGATCGTGTGCTCATCGCGGAATTGTGCTTCATCCATGAAAAGAGGGGGTCAGCAATGCGTTGATAATTAAGTGTTGCGCGGATAAGCAAAGTGTTGATAATATGTCGGCATGAATACTTTAACCGCCATTCGAACCTACGCCGGGAACCCCGAGATCGCCGCCGCGGTTATCAACCATGCGGGCGGGCCAGCTGTCTTTGCGCGCGTGATCGGGTTGTCTTCCCGTTGGCGCCTGCAGCGTGTCGATGCCTGGCGCAAGCGTGGTTTCCCGTTGTCAGCAATGACCGCTTTCCCGGCAATTCTCCCGCTGTGTGAGGCTGCCAATAAGGCGAAGGAGGCGGCCTGATGTGCCGCTATCTCGCTGACCACTCCGCGGGATCCCGTGCTTCGTGCCGGTCGCTGCAGCCGTGCCCACCGGACAGGAACGCGAACACAACGACCACGGCCGCCGACGCGAACGCGATTTCGCCGGCCGTTCTGATGTTCATCGGTATGCGCTTGGTCGAGGCGCCATACGCGAAGAAAAGTGCCGCGATCGCAAAGACCGCAGCGAATTGCCAGAAGTTTTCCATAACCCACCTTCAGTAGCGTCGAGGCCACAAACATGTCTTCAACAACCAGGCTTTCACGATCGGGAAGCACCGGACCCTTCGGAAAGAACGACCGAAGGATCGAAATACTGGTTTCAGAAGAGCTCGAGAACGCAATCATCACGATGGCAACGCTCTCTGGCAAGCCCAAGTCAGAGTTCGTGCGCGACATGATCGAGAAAGATTTGTTTGGCCAGTTTTTCATGCTCAAGAAGGTGGCAGGGCGTGAGTGAAAAGGCAACGACATGTACCCCCGAGGAATATCCGGGCGAATTATCGACAGTCGGCTTTCTGGTGGCGCAGATCGTCAAGTCGCACATGCCGAAGAAGGTGCCTCAGAAGTTCAACCCGCGCCCGCCTGGGGTCATTCAGCAGGGGTCGGCTACCGAAGCGGTGTTGGACTTTTTGCTTGCCAATCACCGTTTTTACACGCAGCAGCAAATCATGTGGGCGACCAAGCGCAGCCATTCGGCCGTGTCCTGGGCGTTGTTAAGGCTTCGCGCGTGGAAGCGTGTCGAAGTGATCGGGGATGCCGCGAGAAACAGCCGCTACCTACGCTATCGCGCGGTGTCCGAGGGGGTTAGCCATGAGTAACTACGCCGCAAACTACGTTCAGCGCATCAATCGCGCGATCAATCATGTGCTGATGTTCCCGGACGACTACCGGCCGGACTTTGCTGGATGGCTTCGCGAGAACACGCACATCTACTTCCGGTTCGAGGAGATGGCGCTTAACGTGGCCAAGTTCCGCAAGCACTACTCGGGATACACGCTGTTTGAAGTCATTCGCCACGAAACAGCCGTTGGACAGATCTCGGGCGAGTTCAAGCTGGACAACAACATGTGTGCGGACTGCTGCCGCTTGTTCATGCAGCTGAATCCGCAGCATGAAGGGTTTTTCGAACTTCGGGCCCGTCGCAGCCTGGTCAACAAGGATCTGCCGAACCGGAGGGTTGCAGCGTGACCCAGCCCAACCAATTACCGATGTGCAGCAACTGCAAGTTCTCGAGCCCGAGCGTTGCTTACCCTTTGGTCAGGTGCAACGTCAATGGCGGGTTCGTGGCGCCGCAGTCAAAGTGCGGGCATTTTGTGGCGGGGAAGGCATGAGGGTACTTGTTGCCTGCGAATACTCCGGCGTCGTGCGCGATGCCTTTATCCGGGGGGGGCACGACGCCATGTCTTGTGACCTTCTGCCAACCGATGTTCCGGGGCCGCATTACCAAGGCGACCTGTTCGACGTAATCGATTACCCGTGGGATCTGGCGATATTCCACCCGCCATGCACGCATTTGAGCGTAAGCGGATCACGTCATTTTGCCGCCAAGCGCATGGACGGACGGCAGCAGGCTGCCGCCTCGTTTTTCCTGCGCATCGTTCGCCAGTCGGCGCATATCCCGGCTACGGCCATCGAGAACCCGGTGTGTGTCATGTCGAGCCTGTATCGAAAGCCGGACCAGATCATTCAGCCGTGGCAGTTCGGACATGGTGAAACAAAAGCAACTTGCTTGTGGCTCAAAGGGCTTCCCCCGTTGGCCACAACCAACATCGTTGAAGGTCGTGAAGCACGTATTCATCGCATGCCGCCCTCGCCGGATCGCTGGAAAGAGCGCAGCAAGACATTCGCCGGGATAGCGCAGGCAATGGCCGACCAGTGGGGCCGTGCGGATCAAATTGAAATTGCAGCATGACCGACCTCTACAACCGCTCCCTTCCGTACAGCCAAGACCGCTACCGCCAGGAAACGGCGAAGCGAAACCAGATGCTCGGCGCCGGCAATACGCCGAAGAAATCCAAGTGCGTGCGCTGCGAGACATGGCGCACAACCGAAACCGGCAAGCAGACGGCAAAAGGCTTTGTCTGCCATGCGTGCCATAGCCCGAGGGTGGTGGAATGAAGATTCGCCTAACTCAAATTGATGGCGCGGTCTATGAGTGCGAGCCGGTTGGTGTTATTTCTACTGATCCGGATTGCTCGCTGCCTGGCCTTTCATTCGAATGCGAGCGTGCTCGTGTTCTGCGCGTCATCAAGCCGACAAACAAGATGATTGACGATGTTCGTCGGTTTCTGCTCGAAGAGTGTCAGCCATGAACCAGACCTTCGATTCCATGATGAAAGCTATGGGCTTCAATCGCTGCGCCTGCAAGGACTGCAAGCTCCACAGCCCGAGCGTGGCTTATCCAATGGTGCGCTGCAACTTGCTTGGCGAGTACGTGGCGCCGACCTTCGTTTGCGAGAATTTCAAGGGGAGAGCGCCATGAGCCTCCTATCCATCGCCATTCATCAAGTGCAGCTCAGGCCGCAATACCACCCGAGCTATTCCACTGAGCCGAAGACAGAAGCCGGCCGACCGATCTCCAAGCTGCGCCAGTCGCGCAAGGAAAAGCTGCACGCGATCAGCCTTGAGCTTGGCGAGGCCACGCACGCCGCCATCCTGGCCGTGATGCGCGAAACCGACCAGAAGATCCACAAGGACGACTGCCGGAAGATGCTGGACGAGTTGATCGCCGACAAGCGGATGGACAAGCGCACGGTCTACGGCGGCGGCAAGAAGGTTTTTTACAAGGCGAGGCCGGAATGAGCGCCATCCGCATGTCGGCCGAGGATTACGAGCGCCTGCAATCGCGCTTCAAGCCTGGCGTGGTTCCCGTGGCCAAGAAGGCAGAGCGCAAGGCTGGACAGCGGCGCAACAAGTACGGGGCAGAGCGTACCGTGGTCGACGGCATCGAGTTCGACAGCAAGGCCGAGGCCAAGCGCTACTTGCAGCTGAAGGCAATGGAGCGTGCCGGGGAAATATCCGGGCTCGAAATCCAGGTGCGCTTCGAACTCATCCCGGCGCAGGAAATTGATGGGCGCAAGGAGCGGCCAGTCTTCTACGTGGCCGATTTCCGCTACACGACCAAGGCCGGCGAAGTCGTTGTCGAGGACACGAAGAGCGCACCGACCAAGACCAAGGAATACGTTTTGAAACGCAAGCTGATGATGCAGCGATACGGAATTGTCATTCGTGAAGTGTTGATGAAAGACTGACATGGCTAATCCAAGAGCAAGAAAAATGAGCATACCGGCACACGTAAGGCGCGATGTTGCCAACAAATACGGGTGCAAGCCAGGCGAGCTCGTTGTCGTCAAATGCCATTACTGCGAAGAAACAGGGTCTATTTTTTGGTCAATCAGAAGATCGGAAAAGGTCGGATGGGTATCAATTCAGGGGCTTGAAATGGATCACGTTGTTCCAGAGTCGGCAGGCGGCAAAACATCTTCCGACAATATTGTTCTCGCATGTCGCCATTGCAACAGATCGAAGCGCGACAAACTTGCCGATGAATGGAGGCCAAAGTAATGGCCGGCGACTGGATAAAGATGCGATCGAACCTCTGGGACGATCCTCGCATTGCAAAGCTGTGCGACATCACAGATCAATCAGAGGCAGCAATCGTCGGCGGCCTGTATTGGCTTTGGGCTACTGCTGACCAGCACTCAGAAGACGGACTGATGCACGGCCTTACCCTGCGCGCCATTGATCGAAAAACGGGAATTCAAGGTTTAGGTGAAGCCCTTGTCGTTGCTGGGTGGCTTGAAGATCATCCGGAAGGTGTCCGCATCGTTCGCTTCGACGAACACAACGGCGCATCGGCCAAGAAGCGCTGCCAGACAGCAAAGCGGGTGGCTAACTTCAAAGCCGGGAACGCATGCGAAACGCCAGAAGAACCCAAAGGTAACGCACCAAGCGTTACCAAAACGTTACCAGTGCGTGACCTAGAGGAAGAGAAGAGAAGAGAAGAGGTAAACCCATCTCTCTCTGCCCCCCTACCCCCCACGACACGAAAAGGACTGGTCTGCGGACTTCTCCGAAAAGCCGGCATGGCTGACGCAGCTCCGCATTACCTGACCGATGAGACATGGGAAACGATTCTCTCCAAGCGCACCGATGAGGAAATCGTTGAAGTGGCCAGGGCAAAGATGGCTGCAAAGCCGAACGAGCGCATCGGCCTGAAGTACATCGCCAAGGCGTTGCTGGAAGACCCGCAGCCGATCACAGCGAACGCCAGGGCTTCTCCGAATGGGAAGCCGCCGAACCTGACTGACATCCGAAGAAACACCGTTGCAGCCCTTACCGGAAATACCAGAAATGAAACGACTGAACGCGACATCACTGGCGAGTCTTACCGAGTCTCGTAGCCTGGACATAGCGCCTACGACCGGTTACGCAGCACCGCTGCGCAGGGATTGGGTGGAGCGCATTTTCGCTGTCCTGTCTGCCGGGTTCGGCCAGCAGTTTGCCGATAAGTGGTCATGCGCTGACCCGGACGAGATGAAATCGCTATGGGCGAACAAGCTGGCTGGATTTTTTGATCAGCCAGACGCGCTACGCAAGGCGCTTGACGAAGCTACGGACGCCGGGTTTCCACCGAACATTGGAGAGTTCAAAAGGCTCTGTCAGAAGCACTACGTCGACCGCTCCGCGGCGTATCGCGCTGCTGAAAGCGCTGCACGGCTGATGTCTGAAATCAAAGCCAAGTGAGGTGTATCGAATGCGATCACCTGAACATGAAGGATCACGAAAAGCTGACGGCGCAGGGATTCGCCCGGTGTCCGTTCGACGCGATCGGGTTTTATCGGTCCGTGGCAATCATGCGAGAGTGCAACAGGTTCAGCCAAGCCAAGGCCGATGTTCGGCTGGTGCGGCTCGAATGGATGGATAGAAGGGCTAAAGCATGGCAAGAAATCTCGCCGGAATGACGAATGGAGAAGAGGCGTTTTGCGTTGAGTTCGCAAAAACTGGCAACGCCTCGGCTTCCTATCGCGTCGCCTATCCGAACAGCAAGGCCAAGCCGCCAACGATCAACGTCCTTGCTTCAAGGCTTCTGGCCAAAGATAAGATCCAGCTAAGAATCGCCGAATTGCGCCAGAAGGCCGAGCAATTCACGGACATGACCATCGAGCGCTGGGCAAAGGAAGTCACTCGCCTGGCCACTTCTGACATCCGCCAGATCATGCACCCGAACGGCAAGATGAAGCTGCCGCATGAACTGGACGAGGACACTGCTGCGGCTGTCGCGTCGTTCAAGATCGACATCGACGGCACCATCGAATACAAGTTCTGGCCGAAGGCGCAGCCGCTGGACATGATGGCCAAGCACAAGGGCGCCTATGAGCGCGACAACAAGCAGAAGGCCGACCCGCTGGCCGAACTATTCAAGTCGCTGAGCGGGAACGTGATGCGGCCGGTGAAGGATTCAAACCAAGAAAGAGAGGACGAATGATGACTCCGCTGTACATTTTTGACCTTGATGGCACGCTGGCGCTTACCGAGCATCGCCAGCACCTTGTTCAAGGGGGCGAGTGCCCGCATTGTCACGGCTGCGGAGAGGTTCCCGGAGAGGTTCCGTGCAGCGCTTGTGCCGGGACCAAGAAGAGCAAACCAGACTGGAAGGCTTTCTTTGCCGCTTGTGTTCGTGATCTGCCGAACACGGCAGTCATCGACACGCTGCACAACCTGGTTGATTCTGGCGCCGAAGTCTGGGTGTGGTCTGGGCGTAGCTCCGAGGTAATGCAGCAAACCCAGGAATGGCTGATGCAGCATGTCGCGATCGATGACTTGGCGCTAATGATGCGAGTCGAAGGCGACTTCACGCCCGATGAGGTGCTGAAGCAGTCGTGGCTTGAGTCGATGGCCGCCTACGATCGCCGCCGCCTTGTCGCCGTGTTCGATGACCGGAAGAAGGTTGTCGAGATGTGGCGCAGCAATGGCGTGCCTTGCTTCCAGGTTGCGCCGGGGGAGTTTTGAAATGATCAAACCCCTGTTTGCCCGCCTTCGGTCGCGCGTGCGCCTGGCCATCCTGAAGCGCGCTATCCGCTTCGTTGAGAAGTCCGGCCTGTCCGTTGTCCAGATCGAGCGCAGAAAAGGCGCGGTGTATCTGGTGGCCGGCAATGGCCAGTACGTGCGGTTTGATCGGGTGCGTGGCTGATGGTCGGAAACGCGCCCCTGCTATCCATCTTTGGAGAGCCGTTCTTGCTGTTTGTGTTTGGACTTCTCTTGGCCTTCTGGTTCTTGTGCATGTATGCGTTGAATGGGCTGACGTTGGGCCCGCACAGGGATAGATGCGATGAGTAACGTAGTTGAGTTCAGGCGGCCGGAAGAGATCGATCGCCATGCCTCTGGAGAGGCTTTTTGCCTGCATTGCAGACACGAATGGATTGCTGTCGCGACTCTTGGAACGACGCAGCTTGAGTGCCCAGAGTGCAGGACGATGAAGGGTAAATGGCGATTCGAGTTCAAGCCGGCCCCTGGCTCGCTTGTTCGCGAGTGTAGCTGCGGAAACCAACTGTTTTATCTAACGCCTGATGGCCATCTGTGTGCCAATTGTGGCACCTATCAGCGGTATGACTGAAGAGTTTTCGCCGGAAGAACTTCGCGCAAATCTCGATGATCCGATGTGGAGGCTGTCGAACCTCTACAAAATCATCATCAAGGGTGACGACGACGAGGAAGACGACCCTGGCCTGGTCATCCAGTTCAAGCCCAATCGTGCGCAGCGTCGATTCCTCGCGCGGCTGCACAATCGCAATATCATCCTCAAAGCCCGGCAATTGGGATTTTGTGTTTCTCCCGAAACGCGGGTGCTTACTGCAGACCTGCGATGGGTTCCGATTGCCAACATTGAGCCTGGGCAGGAGGTTGTAGCGGTCGATGAAAACCCACCCGGCGGGCGCGGGCCGGCGCGCAAGATGCGGACGGCCACGGTTGAGGCCGTGAAAGTGTTTAGGGCGCAGCGTTACCGGATCACATTTGACGACGGGCGCGAAGTGGTTTGCACCGACCGTCATCCTTGGCTTTCACGCAAGGCCGGCACAGATGCGAAGTGGCGCAGCATCAGTGGCGAAGGCAATGCCGTTGCGGGCCGCTTGTGTGTCGGAACAATGGTTCGGTGGGTAACAAAGCCGTGGGGCGAGTCATCCGTCGAAGACGGCTGGTTCGGTGGGATGCTCGACGGCGAGGGCTGTATATCGAAGCGGAACACGTCTGCCGGAATCAATGTGTCACAGCGCGAAGGTCCGGTTTGGGACCGCCTGGTTCGGTACGCCAGAGACCGCGGTTACAGCGCATGTATCGAAGGCGACAAGGCAGAGCGACCACACAAGCATGGCAAGGCGCCAGTGCCGAAGCTGGCGTTCGGTCGAATGGACGAAATTTTCCGCCTTATCGGTCAAACGCGGCCTACGCGATTCATCGGCAATCGGTTTTGGGAGGGTCGGGAGCTTCCAGGCAAGCGCAACGGAGGAGTGGGGTGGGCGACCATTACCAAGATCGAGGCAATCGGCGAGGGCGATGTCGTCGATATGCAGACGACGACAGGAACCTACATTGCCGAGGGCTTCGTGTCGCACAACACGACGCTGATCTGCATCCTGTGGCTCGATACCGCGCTGTTCTCGCAGGATCCAATCCGCTGCGGCATCATTGCCCAGGATCGTGAGGCCGCGGAGAACATTTTCCGAACGAAGGTGCGCTTCGCCTACGACAACCTTCCCGAGCCATTGAAGGCGGTCATGCCGGTTTCGAAGTCGACCGCTTCCGAACTGGAGTTCGGCCACAACGGTTCGAGCATCCGCGTGGCCACGTCCATGCGATCGGGCACCATTCACCGCCTGCATGTCTCGGAGTTCGGGAAGATCTGCGCGAAGTACCCGGACAAGGCCAAGGAAGTTGTCACCGGCTCGATCCCGGCCGTTCCAACGTCCGGCATTCTGGTGATCGAGTCGACGGCCGAAGGCCAGGAAGGCGAGTTCTACAAGATGTCCGAGCGGGCCAAGGCGTTGCACCAACAGAAGGTGGCGCTGACGGCAAAGGATTACCGCTTTCACTTCTTCGCTTGGTGGGATGCGCCTGAATACGTTCTTCCGGCTGGTTCTGTGCCAATTTCGGAAGTGCATCACAAGTATTTCAACGAACTCGAATTGGTGATCTCTCGAAAGATAACGCCGGAGCAGCGCGCCTGGTACGTTGCAACGCTTGAATCTGATTTCTCTGGCTATGCGCCGCTGATGTGGCAGGAGTATCCGTCCTGTATCGCTGGCGACGTGCTCGTTGGAACTCCAGAAGGGATCGTCCCAATCAAGGATGCGGTGATTGATGGCGAAACCATTCTGGCGCACACCAATAAAGGCGTTCGTCCTGTGTTTTTGGTTCGCACCAGGCTGGGTTACACCATACGGTGCACAGATGACCACCCGATCAAGACACCTAGTGGAGCGTTCCGAAAGATTTGCGAAGGCTTGTCTGTTGGCGATCGCGTTGTCATTGGGAAGCCAATGCTATCGGACAAGATTCGGCATGTCTCATGGCGCCCGGCACCGTTCGTTGATGGGCGAATTGATATTTCTGCCGAGTTCGCCGAGTTCTTGGGCGTATTCATGGGCGACGGCTGTTTCCATAACGGCACGATGAGCGTTGCCTGCGATGCTCAGGACGAGGACACAATCAAAGCGGTCGAATCAATGTTCTCCAGATTCTTTGGAGGATCATCGTCGCGCATTACCGGAGACAAGAAAGGGTGCGTCGAGGTCAGGAAGTCTAGTGAGTGGTTTGCAGACCCGCTTCTGGCATTGGGGATCGTTGAAAGACGATTGTCTGGCGGGCTGAAGCGGAAGGTTCATGTTCCTCCAGTCATATTCCGTTCTCCAACCCCGGTTGTGTGTGCGTTTTTGCGTGGCTTGTTTGAGGCTGACGGCTTTGCAGCAAGGGATGGAACGAGCATCAAGTTCTTCAGCAAGCACGGGCATGTTGTTCGTGACGTGCAACTTCTGTTGCTCGCGATTGGCATTGAATCAAGGGCATCAGAGCAGACCAAGGTTTCCGGTTGCGGGAATGAATACCACGGGTGGGAACTGGCGCTACGGGCAGATGGGGTTCGAAAGTTCGCGGTCGACGTCGGCTTCATTTCATCAAGGAAGCAGGCGCGGGCGGACATGTCGCTACGTAAGCGCAAGACCGGTTCTGCCGCGGCTTTCGATTGGACTGACGAGATTGTGTCTATTGCCCAGGACGGCGAGGCCGAGGTATTCGACATCACTACGGCTACCAACGAGTTCGACGCTGGTGGAATTGTGGTCCATAACTGCCCCGAAGAGGCGTTCCAGGTTTCGACCGAGGGGTGCTACTACGCCGAGCAGCTGGCCCGCGTGCGCAAAGATGGCCGCATCATGCGTGCGCTGCCAATCCTGCCGGTCCAGGTCAATACCTTCTGGGATTTGGGGCGCGGCGACATGACTACCGTATGGCTGCACCAGCGCGCGACCATGCAAGACCGATTCCTGTACTACTACGAGAACAGCGGCGAAGACCTGATCCACTACGTCCAGCATCTGCAACAGGTGGCGGCCGAGAAGCGCATCGTCTGGGGCACGCATTACCTTCCGCACGAAGCCGACTACAAGCGCCTGGGCAAGACGCCGGACACGAACCAGAGCCTGAAGGAAATGCTTGAAGAGCTTTGGCCTGGCCAGCGGTTTGCGATCGTGCCGCGCATTTCGACGCTGCAGGCCGGCATCGAGGCTACGCGATCGTCCTTCTCTTCGGCGTGGTTTGACGAAGAGGGGTGCGCGCAAGGGATCAAGCGCCTGGGGAACTACCGGAAGAAGTGGAACAAGGCGATGGGCTGCTGGTCGGACGAAGAGCAGAGCGACGACAACGCGCACGGTGCTGACGCCTTCCGCCAGTGGGCGCAGGAATTGCGCAGCGGCAACACGTTTGCATCGGGCGCGCCGTCAAGCAGCGGATTCAAGCGCCGCGGCTCCCCGATGGCGGTCTGAGTTCGTGGCAAGCATCGCACAATGGTTTCTGCAACACGAAGGCTGGTTGCCGTGCTTTCTCTCTCTCCGGGGGTTGGTTTCGATCCGGTAGCCAGCCCCCGTGTTGCAACTGCCAAGCGGGCCCGGCCGCGAATAGGGCCCGCGCAATTTCTCTGTTCCGATGCAAGCATGGCGAAATGACCCCGGTTTCCACACCGGGGTTTTTTTATGTCCGTGTCAGTCGATCTCAGCAAAGCGTTCTTGCACCGCCAGCACGGCGATCTGGTGATGATCCTCACCTGGATGAACGACGAGCGGGCAATGATCCTCGTTCCCGCATTCCGCCAGGGGGCTCCGTGGTTCGTGGTCATGGAGTCGGCATCGTACTCATGGGATGACGAAGACCAGAAGAACATCCCCGAAGTCGTGCGCAAATCGACCAAGGCTTGCGAAGTCCTGGGCATCGAGGCCACGCCCCACAACTGCCGGCGCATCGCCGGGATCATCATCGACTCGCTGCCGGACCTGATCAGGATGCCATCTTCTCCACCGCAGGAGTTCCACAAGGAAAGCTACGGGAACCTCACGCTGAAGGCTGACGGGCAGGTGATGGCCCAAGAGGAAATCCGCGTCGAGAAGGAAGGCGCGACGTATGGATAACCCGCTGGACGTTCGGTCGATCCGCGGCAAAGCGCCCGGCGACCAGTATTCGGACTGGATCGACGGCGGCACCACGCCGAACGTTCCCGAGAAGGTCGAAGCGCATCCACTGGACTCCGAACAGGCGCGCGGCACGCTTCAGCGGCTGCTCGAATGGTTCTACCTCGAGCGCGAACGCCAATCCGAGAACCGCATGGAAATGGCGCTCGATCATTCGTTCTACGACAACGAGCAGTGGGATCCGGATGACGCGGCAACGCTGCGCGACCGCGGCCAGATGCCGCTGGTGTTCAACGAAGTGGCGCCGATGGTCGACTGGATCATTGGCACCGAGCGCCGTACTCGCGTTGACTGGAAGGTGCTGCCGCGTACCGATGATGATGTCGAGGCGGCCAACACGAAGACCAAGGTTCTCAAGTTCATTTCTGACATCAACCGCGTGGTGTTCAACCGCTCCCGTGCCTTCGCGGATGCGGTGAAGGGCGGTGTCGGCTGGGTGGATGACGGCCCGCGCGACGACCCGACGCAAGACATTCTGTATTCGAAGTACGAGGACTGGCGAAATATCCTCTGGGATTCGTCCAGTTATGAGCTCGATCTGTCGGACGCGCGTTACCTGTTCCGCTGGCGCTGGGTCGATGAAGACATTGCGCTGATGATGTTCCCCGATCGCGCCGACCAGATCCGCGCCGCCGTCGAGGATGCCGGCAACTTCTCCAACGAGTTTGACGAGGACGGCTGGTATCTCGGCGAAAGCCTGGCCAACAAGGAGCGCTCCGGGTCGATCTACGCGACCGGCTTTGGTGCGATGGTCGATGCCAAGCGCCGGCGCGTGAAGTTGATCGAAGCGCAGTTCCGCATGCCAACGATGGTCAAGATCGTTGCCGATGGCCCCATGAAGGGCGCTTTCTTCCATGAGTCGGACAAAGCGCTTGGCGCTGCCGTGGCGAACTCTGGCGGCTCGATCATCGACCGCGTGATGATGCGCACGCATTTCGCGGTATTCACCGAAGCGGCGTTGCTCTCGCTTAGCCCGTCGCTGGCCCGGCACAACCGTTTCAGCCTGACGCCGATCTGGTGCTACCGCCGCGGGCGTGACCGCCTGCCGTATGGCGTGATTCGCCGTGTCCGTGACTTGCAGCAGGACTTGAACAAGCGCGCATCCAAGGCGCTGTTCATGCTGAACACGAACCAGATCATTGCCGACGAAGGCGCGGTCGAGGACTGGAACGCGACTCGCGACGAAGCCGACCGCCCGGACGGTGTGATCGTGAAGAAGCAGGGCAAGGAATTCCGCCTGCAGCGCGATACCGACGCGGCGACCGGGCAGCTGCAAATGATGACGATGGATGCGCAGAGCATCCAGAAATCCGCGGGCGTCTCCGACGAAAACCTTGGGCGGCAGACCAATGCGGTTTCTGGCGAGGCCATTAAGGCGCGCCAGCTTCAGGGATCCGTGGTCACGACCGAGCCTTTCGACAATCTGCGGCTGGCTGTTCAGGTGCAGGGCGAGAAGCAGCTTTCCCTGGCCGAGCAGTTCTACACCGAAGAGAAGGTCATTCGCCTGACCGGCGCGCGTGGCGCGCTCGAGTGGGTCAAGGTCAACAAGGTGGAAATGCAGCCTGACGGTTCCGTTCGGGTGATCAACGACATCACATCGAGCCAGGCCGATTTCGTTGTGTCCGAGCAGGACTACGCCGGCACCCTGCGGCAAGTGATGTTCGAGTCGTTGAACCAGATGGCTTCGCGGCTGCCGCCCGAGATTTCGCTGCGCCTGCTGACCATTGCAATGGACTTCTCCGATCTGCCGAACAAGGACGAGATCGCCGACCAGATCCGCGGGATCACCGGCGACCGCGATCCGAACAAGGAAATGACGCCGGAAGAAGCGCAGCAGGTACAGCAGCAAATGCAGCAGCAGGCCGAAGCGCTTCAGATGCAGCGCGAGCAGGCGATGCTCACGCTCGAGGAACAGCGTGCCAAGGTGCGCGAGATCAATGCCAAGGCCGCGAAGATCGAATCGGAAGCGGGCGGGTCCGGTGGCGTTCCTCCGGAGATCGAGCAGGCCATGCGCCAGGTGCAAGCCCAGGCCGCCGACCAGATCGAGCAACTGACCGGGCAACTGACGAAGCTGCAATCCGACCTCGCAAACCGCACCCTGCAGATCCGGACCGATGCCGATACCAAGGCCGAGTGCGCGCGCATCCAGGCCGATGCAGATATTCGCGTCGCGGAGATCAACAACAACGCAAACGCCCAGATGGATGCGCTGCAAAAGCGTTTCGACGGGATCGTGAAGCAGCTCGAAGACCGTATTGCGGATGCCGAGCGAGCCGCTACGGACGCAGCCAAAGAAGCGGCCGCCAAGCCCGAGCCAGCCCCGGCAGCAGAGCCGGCGCCGGCCGCTGCCCCCGTTATCCCCAACATGACTTTCGAATTCAACGTCGACGCGAAGAGCGGTGCCGTTTCCAAGAAGGTAACGATCGAGAAGGACGACAAGGGCAACGTGACCGGGGCAAAGCTTGTTGAAGAATGGGGCGAGAAATGATGCTCAGCCTTCGTGATGGCTTCCTGTACGTCGACAACCTGAGATTTTGTTTTGCGGAGCAAGGAAATGGACGCCCAGAGTTGCCAGCCGGCCGATATGAGGTCACGACGCAATACGCGCATGTGCGTGGAAAGACCCTGCCCGACGCCGTTGGACTCGGCTGGATTGGGGCTGATCGTGGCTGCGACATCGTTCTCGGTTCAGTGCGTGGCCGCAGCGGTGTCGTTCCACAGGAATCTCTTGTCTCTCGCCTGGTCGCCGTTCTTGAAGAAGCACAGAACCGCGGAAAGATCGTGATGCTGGAGGTTGAATGATGGAACTCACATTCGACATAGCCTTCGATCGGCTGATAGGCCACGAAGGCGGGTACAGCCTCGATCCGAACGACCCGGGCGGCGAAACCAAGTTCGGCATATCGAAGCGGACCTATCCGCATATCGACATTGCCAGCCTCACACGCGAGCAGGCCAAGACCATCTATCGGCGTGACTTCTGGGATCCGCTGGGCGCCGATGCGCACCCGTCGATTCGCTTCCAGGCGTTCGACTTCGCTGTGAATTCCGGAATTCCGACCGCGATCAGGAAGCTGCAACAAGTGATTGGCGTTGCCGATGACGGCATCTTCGGGCCGCGCAGCCGGGCGGCACTGGTGGCGATGCCGGTGTCGGATGTGCTGATGCGCTACCTGGCAGCCCGCCTTGAGTTCATGACGAAGCTCAAGAACTGGCCGAACCACGGCGCCGGATGGGCCAACAGGATCGCCGGCAATCTCCGCTACGCAGCACAGGATAACGAGGTCTGACATGCCGCTACTCCCAATCATCGGCCTGGTCGCTAACGTCGTGCCGCAGCTTCTCGGGCTGTTCGGCCGAAACAACGAAGCCGAGATCGCCGGCAAGGTCGCGGACATTGCGACCAAGATCACCGGCATGGCTGATGTGGATCAGGCCGCGGCAGCGATCAACGCCGACCCGGCCCTGGCCCTGCAGTTCAAGACGGCCGTTCTGGCGCAGCAGACCGAACTCGCCAACCTGGCATTCGCTACGGAAAAGCTCTACGTCGAGGACGTTCAGGATGCCCGCAAGTACCGCGACGACAAGGTATTCGGCCTCGGTGTCGTGATCCTGCTTTCGTTCGGAACTGCCGTGCTGCTCGTACTGTGGGGCGGCTACAAGATTCTTAGCGGTGGCGTCTCGGTCGAGCCCGGCATGTTCGCGGCGATCACGGGATTCATCGGCACGCTGATTGGGTACATCGCGGCCAACGCGCAGAGCGTGGTCAATTACTACTTCGGCTCGTCTCGCGGATCGACGCAGAAGACGGATGCCCTTGAAAGTTCAATCAAAGCCTTCGGAGAAAGAAAGTGAGCGACGATTTCACGTTGAAACGCGAAAGCGACCACTCCCCGCCGCCGTGCCAGGACCACGACCGGCGCCTGGCGCTCGTTGAGCAAACGATGTCCGGCATCCGATCAACGAACGAGCAGATCAGCAGCAAGCTCGACGTACTCATCGCCGCCATGACCAAGGTTGCCTTGCTCGAAGAGCGGCACCTGTCGCAGCAGGTCGATCTCAACCGGGCGCATGACCGCATCGGCAAGACGATGGATCTGCTTTCGGCGCATATCAGCACCACAGAAGCATTCATCAACTACTCCAAGGGGCGCGACAAGGTTCTTTGGGCGATGGGCGTGGCGGTGGCAGCCCTCATCGTGAAAGCACTTTTCTTTGCCGCCAATGCCGGTTTCCACCCATAGGAGAATTACATGACCAAGTACGCGCATCCGGACGTTCTCGACAACGGCCCTGCCTACATCAAGGCGAACTGCAACAAGGTGATCCTCATCACCGCCTATTCCACCGTCTATGCGACCGTGAACGGAGCCAACAAGATCGCCGAGGCGGCGCTTGTCACGGGCGACTTCGCAATCGCTGGCGCGGACGGCGCGGCCCGAGTGCTGACCGCCACGCTGACCGGGAAGAGCATGGGCAATGCCCTGCAAGGCTTGGCAGACGGCACAGGGATGCACCTGGCCTTTGTCGATACCGCCAACAGCAAGGTGCTATACGTGACTGACGAAAGCTCCGATCAGCCGATTACCAACGGCAACCCGGTGCAACTCAACAGTAACCCGACGTACTCGAGCAATCAGCCGACTTGATCCATGGCCTACTTCGGGGCGAAGGGCAATCCGGTCATCGGCGGTGCTTTCATGCGCTGCCGTGTGACCGCGGCAAGCCTGATCCAGACAATCACCGGTGCCGCTGGGCGCATCGTCTCGGGTCTGGTTTCGCTCGTCCTCGGAAGCGCCGCGGTACAGGCTAACACCGCAAGTTCTGTGCAGCTTGTCGTCGGTGAGATCATCAATTCGTCCTTCACTAACGGCACACCGGGCGAGGTATCGCTGGCTGCCTATTTCCCGGCCATCGCGGGAACAGAGCAGTCGATCGCCGTAACGTCCGGGTCGCTCCCCAGCGGCGTCACGCTGGACCCGATCGGCAAGCGCCTCGTCTATGACGGAACGCCGGGGCTGGCTTCTGTTTCAGCCACGATTACCGGCAAGGCCAATGCCCCCAAGCTCTCCTTCTCCAACGCAACCGGGGTTATTCCGGTCATGGCTGGGATCGCGTTCCCCAAAGGGGTGGTAAGCGGGTCGCTCGGGTCAAGCGAGGCGAATCTGCGGGTTGTAACGCGGAGATCCTGGAACGATGGCTCGATCAAGCACGCTGTCGTGGTTGGTACGTGCGATGCCAGCGCAGTCGTCACGTTCAACACCTCGCCAGCGTCCGGGTCGAATATGGCGGCCTCGGACATCGCGGCAGCAGCGCCGACTGCGGTTGTCGATCTCGGTTCGCTGGGCACCGCCGACCTCTCCACGCTTCTGGCCACGCCTTTCGAAACCTGGATTGCCACGTCGAAGTTCGTTGAGTGCCATTACCGCTGGACATCGAGTGTCAATACCGCTATCGCCGTCGAGTTCCAGGTAAGGCTATGGCACAACGGCGTGCTGTGGGTGCGGGCCAACGTCGAGAACAGCAAACGGCTGCGTACCAACGGTTCAGGAAGCTACAACGTTCCTATCACGGGGTCAGTTACCTTGTTCGGAACGACCGTCCAGACGTATTCGGCGACAGCGCTCTACGAGAACACGCAGCATATCCATGAGCGGTGGGCGGGCGGAACGCAGTACGACATCGTTGTTGTTCACGACACGAAGCAGGTAACAAGAACCAAACTTGTCCCTGAGTATGGGATGGTCTCCGCGATCACCGAAAGCAGGCTCGCATCGCTGCCGCAGACATACGCCATAAATTCCTCGCTCGGATTTACGCCGTCAATGGGTGCAGCCGGGTATCAAGACCAAATCGGGATGCTGCCGACCTGGGATGCTTGCTACCTTGTAAGCGGTGATGCGCGGGCGTACCGCTCTGTGCTGGCTCACGGAAAAGCGGGATTCAACTACCCGATACTGTGGCGCGAATCCGGGCGCATGCTGACCCCAGCGGACTACCCAACGGCGAACTACGCAGGCGTCGGACAAGGCGGTACAGAAGGGCTGAGCGCTGGTTCGCTTACCTGGGAGCAGGCCCACCACCCAAGCATGGGCTATCTTGCGTATCTGCTGACCGGCGATGCTCTTTACGAAGACGCCATGCTTGGGCAGTTGGCGACTAACTTTCAGGTTATTTCCGCCAGCGCAAACCGGGTTTGCTATTGGGGGCAGACGCGGGGCACGGCCTGGACCAAGCGGACTATCGCAAATGCTGCAGGGCTCGCGCATGATGGGGCCGCTGAACTCGCGCCAGCAAAAGCATGGTTCAAGGCGCACGTCGACTACTACACGTCGAAGACGCTTGACGAGCCTCTGGCGGTCAATTCTGACCTCGGGTATCCGGTTGTTGTCAGCACCTACAACGCTTCGTTGCCGCAGACCGTAGCCCCATGGATGCACAATTTCTGGATCGCGGCTATGGGTTACGCGAGCGACGTGGAGCCGGTCGATTCTGCGGACATGGCTAAACTGGTTGCCTTGCGCGACTGGATGTATCGCGGCATCGTCGGATTCCTCGGGGACGGATCATCAGGTCATTTCTGCTACACCTACCTCGCCGACTACAGACTGACGATTTCCCCGGAGGTTGTCGGTGCCTTCACCGTGCGTTTCGCCAAGGACATTTACCAGTCCTGGGGAGACGTGATGTTGGCAACACACGGCTCGGTATCCTGTGGAACCACAGTTTCCTTTAACGCGAGTGAACACTACGCTGACGTTGGCATGGCTATGCCAGCGGTGGCTTACGCGGTCGACCATGCCGCGTCCGGAATGAGTGCGGCCTACTCTCGACTCACCTCCGCAACAGGATGGTCGACGTTCCTAGCGAATGCCTGGGGGCAACAGCCTGTTTGGGGCGTGGCTCCAAGAACTGCAACGCCTGTGTCGTTGCGTACCGCGAATGTAACGATTGCCGCAGACCCTGATGATTTCGGGCTTCTTGGAACGGCTGTCGCCGGCATGACTGCTGGAGCATGGCTAAACTACACCAGCACGAACATTAACGACAAGGTCAGCTATGCCGATACACCAGTGCAAGCTGACGCGCCTTTCTCGGCACTGGAAACGCAGGCTAACTACCCGCTGACGCTGTGGGCGAACAAATGGTTCTTTGACCCGGCGACAAAGCAACTTGGAGGGGTTGGCACCGCACAAGGATTTATCAGTGAGTCTCCTACTGGCACGCACTCCAAGGCAGTCTGGTTTGATTTACTGACCAATTCCTTCTTCCAGGACTGGAACCCAACCGGGAAGGCCGAAGGGCACATATACGACGGCAACAGCAGCCGGGCGTTGAACGGGTACGTGTATCGCAGAGCTTTCGGCGGTACCTCGATCTGGCGCTGCGACGTGAGCACGAAGGTATGGTCGAACTCCGGCCTGTCGCATTCCGGGGTCTATGCCTACGATGCGTGCGGCCTCGACGTGTTCCCAGATTGGGGAACGTCCGGATCGCTTCTGATGATCGGCGGAGCCGCAGGAAACGGATCGCTGTTCCGGTGGGATTTAAGCACCGGAACGAGAACCAGCCTCGGCTCTTTCCCGGTGGGCGACTACCCCGTGCTTTTCTATGTCGAAGCCTTACAGTGCATCGTCTTTGGCGGCGGTTCCGCAGCCACGGGTAAGCTCTACACGCTGGACAAATTCGGCACGATTACGCAGATCAGCACGACTCTACCGGCTGGAATAAACTGCGCGGGCTCCGGGCCGCTGCTCCCAGACCCGCTAGGACGTGCCTTGGTCTGGTTCATCTCGCACAACCTCAACAAGATTTACAAGATGGATATTGCGACCGGTGTATGGACAGACTGTGGCGCTGTTCCTTCCGGGCTGAACGGGAAAATAAATTACTCGGTAGGGATAACGCTGCACGGGCTCGGGGCAATAGTCATACTGAACGGTTCTGGCCGCGGCGGAGACACAAATACCTACTCGAAATTCTGGCTCTATAAGGTCTGACCATGGCGAACATTTGCTCTCATGATTTCAACGTAGCAGACAACACGCTGCTCCGTGATGTATCGGGCTGGGCGAAGATTTACGGCATTACTGTCGATCTGCGCGTTTTTGATGGGATGGTCAGCAATCGAAGCGCGGCCGGACCTGGTGCTGCCGGTTTTCAATGTTCGCTCGGAACGCCGCCGTCTGCCGACTACGAAGTGAGTTGTGATCTGGTAGTCAAGTCGGTAATCAGCGATTGCTACGTCGGGGTGGCGGGGCGCATCCAGTCTGGCGCTACGACCTTTTATCAGTTCTACCACAACGGCACAACAAACGAGTGGGCAGTTTCTAAGCGGATAGCGGACACCAACACCGTTCTCGGTACTGTTGCTAGCGGCGTTTCTGCCGGCAATACCTATCGCATCAAGCTCAAAATGGATGGCAACCAGATCAGCGGCTATGTCAATGGCGCGCTTGTTCTTGGCCCGTTCACCAACAGCGAAATCACAGGCGCCGGACTGCCCGGCATTCGTCGTCTGGACAATACCAACTGCACGTCAACGACAGGCGTTCATTACGACAATTTCAGCGCGGACACGCTGACCGCAGCAGCGACCAATGTGACCGCTTCGAATGCCACCCAGAGCAATACCGTATCCAGTGGCGCCATTCTCTCGGTACTCACCGGAACGCTCACCACGGCGCCGTTGAAAAACAACGCGGGTGCATTGCTGGCCAATGAAACGGGCGCCACGGCATTCGTGCACAACGTCGCTACCGGCGCCTTGGTGGTTATGAAGACAGGGCAAACGACGAACGCCTCTGGGGTGATGACGATCAACGATGCGGCGATCGTACCTGGCACCCTGTACCGGGTCGTCGTGAAGCTGGCGTCGACCGCCGAAGGGCTCGATAAATTGACTGCGACTTAAGGATAGAACATGACAATCACCTCACGCGACAACATTATCGACGCCCTAGGAAACACTTCGTCCCGGTTGGTTATAGATAAAGCATCGCTTGCGAATGCCGTTGCCGGGCAGTTCTTTAGCCTCTGGACAGCAACTGGCGTTCCTGGCGCTGGGTCCGCTCCCGGCGCCGCTGCGGTGCCGACCAAGGCAACGACCGGCGCCTTCGGTTTTACAAATCAAACGGCACCAACGTCCAGTTACATTGCCTGGTTGGCTACGCAGGCGAGCAACAACGCGACCAACCTAGAAATTCACGACCGCATTGCGCACATGGGGGGATTATCCGGAACCGTGACCACGGCACAGGGCGCCCTCAGCCTGGTGACGACCGATCCAGGCGCGGATCGACTAGGTGACGCCAACTACTCAGACGTGCAGTGGTGGCTGGAGATTTACACGGCGCTTGGCGCAACCGGCGTCAACGCGACGGTCGCAGTCACGTATGACGACGATTCAACGGGCAATCTCGCTGCAATCGCGCTCAGCGCAACCCCGAGGCAGGGGCGGCTGTATCCGCTGGTTTCTGCTTCGCCTGGAAGGTTCATCAAGGCGGTGAACAGTGTAACCCTGTCGGCCACAACCGGCACCGCAGGCAACTTTGGCATCACCGCCACGCGGCCGCGCACATCCGTGTCGATGCCGCTGGCCAATAAGACCGAGACATTCGATTGGGCCATGCTTGGTCTTCCGAACGTGCCGAACGACTCTTGCCTGATGATGTTGATGTGCTGCACGACGACCTCGACCGGAGCGGTGCGCGGTCAGGGCAAGATCGCTCACAAGTAAGCCATGTCGGTAAAATTCCCACAGGTCGACCTGCCGCGCGGCGTCTCGGGCGCCTCCGACCTGTGGGATGACGACGGCGCTGCAGGGCAGATTCTGCGCGCGGATTTCTTCGCGCAATCTTCGTCGACCAGCGTTAGCGTATCTTCTTCGCAACAGGACAATACCGCTTCTTCTGCCTCGATTACGCAGACGCACAAAGTCTCAGCCGCATCCGTTGTCCAGAATAATTCCGCTTCATCTTCTGCCGTAAAGCAGACGCACCTCGTCAGTGTTTCAAGCGGTGTCCAAGGTAACGCGGCCTCTGCTGCGTCGGTTAATCAGCCAAGATACGTTTCGGCTGCCAACGCTTCGCAGAAAAATCTCGCGGCATCGGCGCAGGTACACCCGCAGCGCCCCTACGTCATGCGAGTCGATACGACTTCTCGCATTCCGGGGGCGATGGTCATTGGTGACGCAGGGGCGATTCTTGTCTCGGCGAACGCCGTATCCCAAGCCAACGCGGTATCTGGCGCTCTGGTCGCCCAGCCAAGCGTAACCCAAGTTCACGCCAGTGCGGTTTCACAATCCAACTCAGCGACAAGTGCGGCGATCAAGCAAACGCACAAAATCACCTCGGCAAATGTCGCGCAGAGCAATGCTGCGTCTGGCGTCTCCGTTGCGGGTGTGGGTGGCGTAAGTCCGGCAAATTCCACACAGGCAAACGTAACTTCTGGCGTAGCAATCAAGCAGACGCACAAGATAGGTGCGGCCAACGCAGCACAGAGCAACTACGCTTCTTCGGTGTCTCTTGCGGGCGCTGCTGTCGCCGGTAATTCGATGCGGGTTGATGTTGGCTCGCTCATTTCCGGTGCGATGGTTGTTGGTGATGCCGGACATGGTGTGCTGGGTTCTGCCGTGCCGAGTTCTGGCGATGATGGCCCTGGATACCTGTACGACTTCCTTACCCTCCCTGGTGATGCCGGCAAGGAAGTGCGCGGGCTGGTCACGACCTGGCCGGAACATGGAACGCTGTTCCCTTACGAAGATTCGTCCTTCGTCTACACGCCCGCCCCCGGGTTTGTTGGAACAGACTCATTTGCCTACCAGCCTTACGTCGACGGCATCCCGGTCGGCTCGCCGAGAAACGTCGACATAACGATCGCAGCGGAGCCTCATCGCGTCTCGTTCGCCTCGGCGACGCAGCACAATGCCGCGTCCTCCGTGAGCCTGCTTCGAGACAGTCTGGTGGTTCCTTCGCCGGTGTCTCAGGCGAACAATGCGTCATCCGGTGCCATCAAGCAGCAGCACCTGCTGTCGTGTGCGAATGCGACGCAGGCAAACGCTTGCTCTCCCGGGTCGCTTGGCATTCAGCCTCGTCTGATCGTTGCCGCCCCGGTTGCGATCGACAACGTAGCATCGGCATCCGCAATCGTTCAGACGCACCTTGTCCTGGCCGGCAACGCCGTTGCCATTGACAACCCAGCCTCGGCGCTTGCCATTGGCCAAACGCATCTTGTCAGAGTTGGCAACGCGGTCGGTGCGAATGCGGCGTCGCTTGGGAGAATTGCGCAGTACAGCTACACGACACTCCTTCCTGAATCGTTGTCGCGCCTCGCCGAAATTTGGGCGCGCATGGAACTTGATCCGGCGCGGCCGGTCGTCGTAAGCACCACAGAAATCGAGTTTGGAACGATTACCCAAGCCATCGGGGCCGGTGGCGCTGCTCGCATTGGGGCGCCGATTCTGCATTCAGAATACCCTGACGTAATGATCCTCGAGGTATGGCAGCGGCTTGGGCTGGATCCGGATAACCCGCTTGTTCAAACGCCTGTATCGCTTGATGCTGGCGCTATTCATTGCACGATCAGCGAGTCGGCTGGCGTGGTTACGGTGGAACGTCAGTGACGATTTCGGCACGCCTGGCGGCGCTGTTTGGTTACGGCGGCCCGAATGCCTACTTCCCGGCCGTCTGGTTTGTCGAGGATGAATCGACGGTCCAGGACGAACTGCGGCCAGAGTACCGCGGCAACGGAAACGTGCTGCCCTACCGATGGAATGACCCCTTCAGCGACGCCGACATCGAACGGCTGGTGCGCGAGAAATGGGAGGCGATCGAGGCCGCCCAGGAACGTGATCGTGAAGACCGCGCTGCTGACGAAGTAGCGCATGAACAAGATGGCCAGCAGGCAGCCGATCAAAACCCGATCAAGAACTCGGATCCTGACCATATCGGTGATTCCGCCGAATTGGTCATGCCGCAGCCGGGCAACGATCAAGGATTGATTGACGGTTCAGATGCCGCTGGCCAGCTGAGCGCGGCCGCCGAGGCCGCCGAATTGGAAGATCAGAAGCGCCGGCAGAACTCGGATATTGCGCTGCTTCTGGCCCTGCTCGAAGCGTGATCTTCGATGAAAGCATGGCAGCCTGAACATTCGTCTGAATGAATCGCCTTTTACCGGAGTAAATCATGGCCCCCTCTACCGTCAAATCACGTTCCGCTGAAGAAGCCGAATGGAAAGCCGAATGCGACCTTCGTTCGCTTATGGAAGCCGAGAAGATCGAGAAGGATCCAAAGCGCATGAAGGCCGCGCAGGCAATGGCCAAGAAAAAGATGCTGGAAGTGGCTGCGATTGCCTCCGAAGGCAAAGACGAATCCTGATTTTTCAACCACCACACTACTGTCAAGGAGTGACACATGAGTATTGAGCTCGACAAAGACATGGCGGCGACGCTGACCCCGGAAGAACTCGCCGCAATCCAGGACGCGGAATTCTCCCCGGAAGAACTGGCCTCAATGAAGGGTATTGCCGGCGATGACGACGAAGGCGATGACGATGACGACGACCAAGGCGCGGGCACGCAAAGCGGACAGCCCCAAGAAGGCAAAGCTGCCGGTGGTGAGAAAGCTGCAGAAGGCGAAGGTGGCGAAGGCGCGGGCGCTGAAGGCCAGGGATCTGGCGAAGAAGCTGCTGCGCAGGGTGATGATGACAACCTGACCGCCAGCCGGGGCGTTCATTACGATGCCGCATTGCCGGAAGACTTCAACGATCGTGTCACGGCGCTGGAAACCCGCGAAGCCGAGATCGAGCGTCAGTTCGAAGAAGGCGAGATCGAGGCCAAGGAATACCGTACAGCGCTGAAGGAAGTCAGCAATGAGCGTGTCCAACTCGAGCGCATGCGCGACCGTGCCGAGATCTATGCCGACCTGAACGCCCAGAACGCCAAGGCAGAGTGGAATCGCACCGTGACCAACTTCGTCAAGTCGGTCAAGGTCGAAGGCATCGACTACAGCAAGGACGCAGACAAGGCCGGCGACCTCGATACCTTCGTCAAGCGCCTGGCCGAGAATCCGGCGAACGCCGACAAGAGCGGCGAATGGTTCCTCCGCGAAGCGCACAAGCGCGTCAAGGCGCTGCATGGCATTGCTGATACGGCGGTGCCGGCGAAAGAGCTGACCAAGGAAGACAAGATCAAGCAAGCCAAGGAACAGCGTAAGCCTCCGATCGAGGCCGCGCCCAAGACCCTGGCGCAAGTTCCTGGCGGCGACGGCCCGGGCGACCTTGGCAGCGAGTTTGCCAACCTCGACGGGCTTGGCGGTCTCGAGCTGGAAGATGCGATCGCCAAGATGTCGCCGTCCCAGCGTGAGCGCTATCTGGCAGGTGCGTGATGGCTGAAAAGCCCACCCACATGATCGTTGATGTTCGCCCCGGAGAGCGCGTTGCGCTTTCCGATGGCGTATCGGTTGAGCTGGTCAAGAAGTCCGGCCAGCTCGCACGGCTGCGAATATCCGCGCCGCAGGACGTGAAAATCGAGAAGAAGAGCGGAGAATGCCTAGAAACAACCTCTCACCTGAAGAGCGCCTAGAACTAAGGCGAGCACGCCAGCAACGCTACCGCGAGAAAAACGCGGATAGGGTACGCGATGCGGCCAGAATTTCTCAGCGTAAACGGCGCCAAGATCCTGATGTTCGAGCTCGAGACAAAGAATACAAGCAGGCCGATAAATACCGCGAAAAGCAGCGGACATACAGGGAAGAGAACGCCGAAAAGCTGAAGGAAGCATCAATCAAGTGGCGTGATGAGAATCGCGAAAAGTTCGATGCCTACCAGGATCAATATCGCATCAACAACAGAGCCCGTGAGTCTTCAAGGGTGCGCAAGTGGGAATCGGACAATGCCGATCACGTTAAGGCGAGGCGGACGGCTTACGACATTCGCACATCTGACCAGCGCAGAGTCCGTGAAATAAACCGAAGGGCCAAGAAGAAAGCATCAGGCGGGAAGATCTCCAAGGAACTTCCGGATCGGCTTATGCGATTACAGGGTGGTCGTTGCGCCTGCTGTCGCACAAGCCTGGAGGAATCTGGATACCACTTGGATCACATCGTTCCGCTGGCATCTGGCGGGGCTCATGCAGACGACAATATTCAGTTGCTTTGTCCGCATTGCAATATCTCGAAGAGTGCCAAAGATCCCGTTGAATTCATGCAGTCGCGTGGATTCCTTATCTAGTTGATCCCAGCGTTGCAAGCATGACAGTCTAAGACCCGCAGCAGAAAGCAGGGAAGCGCAGGAGTGCTCCTAAACCTATTGAACGTCCTTATAGGAGCACTTCATAATGGCAAGAACCATCGTAGGCGTTAACGACGCCAAGGCCGTCAAGCGCTGGGCAGGTTTGCTCGCGTATGACACTTCCCAAAAGTCTTACTTCAACCAGCGATTTATGGGCCGCGGCGCGGAAGCCGAAGTGCCCGTTCAAATCCTGACCGATCTCGAATCGGATGCCGGCGAACAAATCGCCTACGACCTCTTGGCTGAGCTGAAGATGGCCCCGGTCGAAGGTGAGGACGTTCTGGAAGGCAAGGAAGAACAGCAAAAGTTCTACACCGATACCATCTACATCGACCAGGCCCGCGCCGGTGTGAATACTGGCGGGCGCATGACCCGCAAGCGCACCCTCCACAACCTGCGCGAGAAGGCGAAGCGCCAGCAATCCAGCTGGTGGGGCCGCCTGATGGATGAACTCCTGTTCATCTACCTGTCCGGCGCCCGCGGCATCAATGCCAACTTCCTGTTGCCGCTTGGCTATACCGGCCGCGCCAACAACGCTCTCGTTAGCCCGGACTCGAACCACGTTTTGTACGGCAATGACGCGACCGCGTTCAACAACATCGACTCGAACGACAAGTTCGATCTGCGATTGATTGACCGCGCGAAGACCAAGGCCGATTCCCAAGGTGGTGGCGCAACCGGCGTTCCGGTCCTGCAGCCGTGCAAGATCGACGGTAACGAGACTTTCGTTTGCGTCATGCACACCTTCCAGGAAGATGACCTTCGTTCGAACACGAACACCGGTCAGTGGTTGGACATCCAGAAGGCCGCTGCCGCTGCCGAAGGCCGTAGCTCGCCGCTGTTCAAGGGTTCGCTTGGCATGTACCGCGGTTGCATCCTCCACTCGCACCGCAATGCGATCCGCTTCAACAACGCGGGCGCCGGTGCCAACGTGGAAGCAGCCCGTGCGCTGTTCATGGGTTCCCAGGCCGGCGTGATGGCCTTCGGTTCGCCTGGCACCAATCTGCGCTTCGACTGGTTCGAAGAAACGCGCGACAACGGCGATAAGGTGGTGATCTCCACGTCCTCGATCTTCGGCATCAAGAAGGTTTCTTTCAACGTCGACAACGTCGGCATGCAGGACTTCGGCGTGTTCTCGCTCGACACCGCCGCAGCTTCCCGCTAATTGGAGGGCTAGGAAATGGCTTTCACCAACAGCAATGATTTCATCACCGGCCGCAAGCCGGTACCGTTCCCGGCCGGCAAGGAAGTTGTCGCGCAGCGTTTCAGCATTGCGATGGCGGTTGGCGATCTGGCGCTCAACACCATCGGCCAGATCGGCGTCTTGCCGGCTGGCTGCGTTCCGCTCGAAGTGCGCGTCGATGCCGATGACCTTGATTCCGGCGCCGGTGCCGGCGTCTATCAGGTCGGCATCTGGGATGGCTCCGCTGCCAACCTGTCCTCGGCCGCCGATGATGGCGGTGGCGCTTGGGGTGATACCAGCACCGCAGTTGCCACGGCGTTCGACAAGTTGCTGACTCGCACGCTGAACAACATGGCCAAGGTCAATCCGACCCAGAGCGATCGCAAGATCGGCCTCAAGGTCACGACCGCGCCGACTACGCCGGCTGCCGGCACGCTCAGCGTGACGGTCTGGTACCACATGCCCTAATCGGCAATTCTCCCTCGTAGGATTTCCCGAGAGGGCAATAAGCGGGGGCGCTCAGAACGCCCCCGTTTTTGTTGGAGAACCACACCATGAAGATTGAAACCACTATCAAGCCGCGTCGTGACGGAAAGGTTCGTGTCGAGCTCAAGGGCAAGACATACGAATTTTCCAAGGATGACCAAGGCCGACTCGTTGCCGAAGTCAATGACGAAGGCGCTATTCAATACCTGTTTGGCCTGGGTGACGAATTCCTGCCGGCCGACGAAGCCGACTTCCAGAGCGCCGCAGCGATCTTTGGCAGCCAAGGCGGCGACGAAGAGGACGACGACGACGATCAGCAAATGGCTGGTGGCGCGGAAGTGGATCCTGCCTCCATTCCTGAACAGCCTCCGGTCGAAGATGAACCCGTTGCCGGTGGTCTTCCGATCGAGGAAAACACGCCGCCTTCCCACAAGAAGCCGCGTAAGGCCAAGTAAGCATGACCGTCCTCTGGTCCGCGCTGCTCCCGGACGTGCTTCCGCACGTTCGCGGATGTCCTTCGCCGGTTGCCGAGCATGAACTATTGCGCGCGGCGCAAAGGCTGTTCAATGACTCGAGGGCGTGGCGGATCACGACGGATCCGGCTGCCGTTGCTGCCGATCAGGACGAAGTGACCATTGATACCGGCGATTCATCGCTGTCTCTGGTCCGTGTCGAAGACGCCTGGTATGACGGCAAGGAACTTAGCGTATTCACCGGCGACCAGATGGCGCGCGAGTACGGCGATGACTGGCATGCGCATACCGGCACGCCCGAGGCGATCATTCAGGACGTGCCCGGCATCGTTCGCCTTTACCCGCTTCCAACTGCAGCAGCAGAAACGGGGATCAAGTTCCGGATCTCGGTAAAGCCGTCCGAGTCGTCGACCGGGCTGCCGGACAACCTGGCGTTGGAATACCGCGATTCTCTGGTGTCCGGGGCCAAGTCGATGCTGATGCTCTATCCGCGCACCGATTGGTACGCGCCGGATATTGCGATGCGCGAAGCGACGAACTTCCAGATCGACATCGAGCGTGCGACCTTGAAGGCCGCGCGTTCCTATGGGCGTGGCCGCATCGCCGGCCGCGTAAGGTGGTGCTGATGAGCTTCACTGGCCAAGAAGTAATCGATCGCGTCCGCGACACCATCAACGACACGGGGCCGATCTACCGGGTCGAGGATCCACGAATCCTGAAGGCGCTATCCGATGGCCTCGACATCGTTTGCGGTGCCGATCCCAAGCGCTTCGAGAAGGTCAGCGATTTCACGCTGGCTGACGGGTATCTGCAAACGCTTTCCTACACGCGCTGCCGTCAGTTTGTGGCCGTGGTCGGCTATCCGATGGCTGACCTCGATCTGCTGTCCTCGTTCAAGCCAGGATGGATGTCAGGAAGCGCAGGCAATTTGCAGAACTGGTCGCCACAGGTGGGCGACGACAAGAGTTTCATCGTGTATCCGCCCGCGGACGGCAGCCAGTCGATCGAGGTCCGTTGGGTCGAATCACCAGCAGAGATTACTGACGCAGGAACATCAATCACCGTGGGCGATGACCTCCTGCCAAAACTGGCCGCCTACTGTGTCGGCGTCGTGGAATTCACCGACGATGAGCATGTGAATAGCGGCCGTTCCGAACAGGCAAAAACGGAATTCATCGCCATGCTTAAGGGAGCCTGAACATGGGGCAACTGAAGGTTACAGACAACGCAGCAACGACCCTTGCCGCATCGCTCACGAGCAGCCCGGCAATCACCAGCATGACGCTGACGGATGCTTCGAAATTCCCGGTGGTCAATAACGGTGGTTCTGGGTCCGACTGGTCTTATGCCACGCTATTCGACGCCTCGAACAACCTGGAAATAGTCAAGGTCACGCGGCGCGATACCGGGTCCAACGTGGTTACGATCATTCGCGGGTCAGCCGCAGGGATCAGCGGTGTCACGGATGCCAACTGCCGCGCCTGGTCATCGGGTTCAACCGGCGTTGCCTGTCGTCTCATAGCGCAGACCGTGAATGACATTGCCGCCTCGGCAAATTCTGCTGCCGCGTCTGCAGCTTCCGCTGCCGCTTCGGTTGCGCCGCTTGCTTCGGTAGCGGGCCTGATCAAAGGCACCGGTGGGGGCGCGTACTCTGCGGCGGTTCCAGGTACTGACTACACCAATTTTGCAGCCGGGACGCGCTTAGTGTTTGCCCAGGCTTCTGCGCCGACAGGGTGGACGCAGGATGTCAGCGACGCCGCCGACAACCGAATGTTGCGCGTGGTTAAGACGGCGGGTGGTGGCTCTGGCGGTTCTAATTCGCCGATCCTAAACAACGTGGTGCCGGCACACACTCACGTTATTAGCGTTGGCAACCAAAGCGCCGATCACTCGCACGGATTCAGCACCGGAACAATGAGTGCTGACCATATCCACTATGTAGGTAGCCACTCCCACAGCGGAACACTACCAGCAGGCGCCTCGGGCGGGCCTTCATGGGGCTTGTCTCCGATCTATCACCAATACGATATTGGTTTTGGAACAGCTGGATCTGGCGACCTTGGAACAACAGGATCAACGGCAAACCATACCCATAGCGGCAACACTGGCGGTGCAAGCGCTAGTCATACCCACTCTGCAACTACTGATAACGGTTCGAGTTCAACCAACTGGACTCCGCGCTATGTCGATCTGATCATCTGCCAGAAGGATTGATATGCAAACCATTCTCTCCTGCCCGCTGGGCCACAAGTGCGAAGAAGCAAAGGATGGCGCTGTGCACCGCTGCGCCTGGTTCGTGCAGCTTCGTGGGCGCAACCCGAATACCGGGGATGAGCTCGATGAGCACGGCTGTGCGATGGCGTGGATGCCGGTATTGCTGGTCGAGAATGCGCGGGTCACGCAGGGAACAACGGCCGCCGTTGAGTCCTTCCGGAACAAGATGGTTTCGGACAATCAGCGCCTCCTGGAACTTGCTCCGTGACCTACCTGTTTCTGCTCCCGTCTCTTTTCATGATGCAGGTTGTTGCATGGCTGGTGACGCCGCTGCTTCCGCTCTTGGCCGAAGAGCGGTTTGGTCCGACCAACAACAATAGCTCGAGTGGCGCGGGTCCACGTCTTCCGCTGTGGCTGTCCTGGTTCGACACCCAAGACAATAGCCTCGATGGCGACGACGGGCACGCCAGCCGATGCGCTGGATACCCGGCCTATCTGCGGCATCTGTTGTGGCTATACCGCAACAGCCTCTACGGGTTCAGGATTGATGTCCTCGGGTATTACTACTGCCACGGCATTACTTGCGTTTGGTCAAGCGGCAACTCTCAGGTGAATCGAAACAACGGGATCACCGGAACGTTCTGGTGCGTTACGGATGTCAATTGCTGGCAATGGAAGTGCGTCAAAAAGCTGGTTGGAGATTTTGGGATCATGTTCAATTTCGGCTGGCAACTTGACGACCTGATCAGAGAGAAGAAATCAGGGATGGCCATGCTGCAGTTCTCGCCAAGGTTTGTGAGGATCAAGTGAGCGGCCACAAGATCACCGGCTTCCTGGGGATTATCCCGCGAACGTCAGAGCGCTTACTGCCGGATTTGGCGGCTCAGATCGCGCAAAACGTTTCCCTGACCTCGGGCGAGATTCGACCGACCAAGAAGCCCTATGCTGTGCATTACCCGCTGGTGGTCGAACAGAAATTCGCCGCCTATCGTGCCTGGGATGGCACGACGGAGAAGTGGCGAACCTGGCCGGTCGATGTCGATGTCGCCAAAGGTTCGCAGTCGCCAGATGTCGAATCGCGCTACTACTGGACGGGTGATTCCTGCCCGCGCTACGCCAAGTTCTCCCTGTTCGGCGCGACCGATTGGGCGCTTGGTATGCCGGCGCCGTCCGCTGCGCTGACAGTGGCGCAGTCCGGCGGTACCGGGGCGACGGTTTCACGGTTCTACATCTACACCTTCATCAACGACCTTGGCGAAGAGTCCGCCCCCTCGCCGGTGTCAGCCATGACGACCGGCAAGGTAGATGCCACCTGGACGCTCAGCGGATTCTCGGCAGCGCCGGCGAACGATCGCGCCGTGAACTACAACACCGGCACGCTCAAGCAGCGCCTGTATAGGACGGCTGGCACGGCGGCCGGATTCCAGCTGGTGGCAGAGCGCACGGCATCCGCATCAGATTGGGTGGACACAACGCTCGATGCTGCGATGCTTGGCGATGACCTGATCAC